GCCGTCGATATAGGCTTTGTACTTTTCGCAGCAGCGGCAGGTCTGGTGTTCAGCGGCTGTGGTCATCAAATATGTATCCAAGAAAGGTGAAGACGATGGCGATGGCGATCGCTGAAAGCAGGATGTCCATCACATGAGCGTCAGTTGTACAATTTGGTACAGGACGCGAATCCAGATCACTGTTGCTGCGACACAGACGGCCGCGAAGATTCGTGACGGCCAGAGGCCGGAGGGGCGGGCGCGTCTCATGCGAGTGCTCCACACAAGATGATTCCGAAGGTGAATGCAACCGACGCGACCTCGGCGATGCGCAGGGCGATGGCTCCGGCGATCATGCCGTTCTCCACACATTACGGACGCCAGGCCGGAACGTAGCGTTGTAGGCCGCGCGGACCTTCGCCAGTTCGCGGCACGAAATGTTGCGGGATACATTGATGCGCATGACGATCAGCGGATCGCGGACGCACTGCAGGCACTCGTCGCATCCGTCAATGTGCGACTCCAAACTGCGCATTTGAAAGTGCAGCGCCATGCGGCGGGCTGCGGTCAGCGTGTTGCGAATGACTGTTTTCATTGCTCCCTCCTGTTGATTGACTGCCGGTTACGCTCTCCGGCACGCTCAAAAGTTCGGGCTTGTGGCCCTTGGGCGTCGTGTGTTGAATCAAGGCGCTCTGTGTTGAGTTGCTCACCCATCCTTGCAGGGCTGCATTGACTCCGGCCAGATGCCGGTATTGGCCTTGATTTGCTTGTTGCGCAGCCCGTAGGTCGCCGGGTGCGGCAGCTTCCACTTCGAGACGAAATCCACCGCCTTCATGGCCTGCTGCATGCGCATGGCCTCATCGGCGCGGTACTCGGCTTCGGCCCTTAGTTCAAGTTCGGCCAGCCGCTTGTCGGTCATGACGCCGCCAACTCGGCCATCGTGTAGTAGCGGCTGGTGAGGCCGCTAGTGTCGCTTCCCGCCGGCATGGCCGTACTAAGCCCCTGAATTTCTTCTTCCGACCATGAGCAGTCGGAGGGGAAGAAAATCACGTGGACTAGTCCGCGTGGGTCTTCGCCCGCATTTATGCGGGCTTTGGCTTCTGACGAAGCCTATTCAAGTTGGCTTGTGTTCATTACGTCCTCCTGTGCGTTCGAGCTTGTAACCATGGTTACACAGACAAACGACCATGTCAACTGTGCTTGCGGAAAAAATCAAAAAAAATTCGCCGCAGCGGATTAGCCCTTGATCAGGCGCAGCCGAAATGGAGCTAACGCATCCGGTAAGCCTTCCTGGACACGCCGATCTTCCCGGCGGACTGCTCCAGGTTGTCGCCTGACGCTATCATGATGTCGGTGATCTTCTTCACGAACGCTGCTGTTTCCATATAACTAGGGCTGCACATAATTCTCAAACCAAGGTTGCATTTGTTGCGCAACTATGGTTACAATAGGGGCATGGAACATTTTGACTCCTCAGTAATCGACATCCTTGGCGGCAACACCAAGGTTGCAGAGTTGTGCCACATCTCCTCGCAGGCTGTGTCCAAGTGGCGCCGTGAAGGCATTCCGCAGGCACGCCGGCAGTTTCTCGAGCTAGCGTTCCCGGAAGCGTTCGCAGAGCGCGAAAATCAGAAAGCCGCCTGACATGCCTCGTCCAACGTCTTCCTCCAACCAGTGGCCTGCTCCCCTTTCTCGCAGCCGCTGGACTTCGCAACCCGCCCAGGCTTCCCGGCTTGGGCGGGTATTTTTTGGCTGAAGCGGAGATTCGCTGCGATGACAGATTTCTCCGGAACCGTCCTGCACAACTACCGTCAGGCGACCTCTGATATGGCGAAAAGCCCGCTGGGCGGCGGGATGCGGTTCCTCTGCCCGGAGTGCAAGACAAGTCAGCCGCTTATGGGGCGTAAATCACGAGGTCACAAGATCGGATTTCGCTGTGCCGGGTGCGCCGAGAAACGGGCTGTCAAGTGACGGGCCGCGCTTCAAGATCAAAGGGCGCTCGCGGTCAGAGCGAATTCAAGGCCATGCTGCTCGACCGCGACTGGACGTGCGACAGTATCACCGCCGGCATCGCCGCAGCCGACCTGATCGCAACCGACCCAAACGGCCGTACCTGGTGCGTCGAGGTCAAGAACTGCGCCGGTATCTCGCCGTCTCACAAGCGCCAGGCAATTGATCAGGCAAACAAGCGCCGGCTGCCGTGGATGCTGGCATCAAAGATCGCCGATTCAGCGTGCTGGCTGGTGCAGCGGCAGGGCGCCGTGCCGGTCGTATGGCTTAAAAAGTTCGGATGAACATTGTCCCAATAGACAACGCTGCGCCTGCGCCCGGCTCTATGCTGGAGCATGCGCTGCGCTATGCCGCTATCGGCTGGCATGTCTTCCCTGTTTGGGGCGGGGCCGATGAAAAATGTAAGTGCCGCCGGATGTGCAAATCACCAGGAAAACACCCGGTCGAGCATATCGTGCCGCGCGGTCAGGATGATGCGACAACAGACCCGGCGAAGATTCGCCGTTGGTGGGCACAGATGCCAGATGCCGGCATCGGCTGCGTGATGCGCCCGTCCGGCCTGGTAGCCATCGACATCGACCCGCGCAACGGCGGATTCGAGTCGATTGACGAAATCGAAGTGCGCCACGGCCCGCTGGCTAGCGACGTGATGCAGTTCACGCAGGCCGGCGGCGAACATCGTCTGTTCAAACTGGCGGCTGACCTCAATATATCGCTTCCCGGCAAGCTCGGAAAAGGTATAGATGTCAAGCGTAATGGCTACATCGTGTTGGCTCCGACGAAGGGCATCGCCGGCACCTATGACTGGGAGGGGTCAAGCGACCCGACCGACGGCAATATCCCTTCCCCGCTTCCCGACTGGCTGCGCGGGCTGTCACAAAATCACCAGGATCAGGCCGTCGAGACGACTGTCGCCAGCCGCCATGTCACCGAGGCGCAGGTCGGCGAATTGCGCGACGCGCTCGCCGTGCTGTCATCCGATGACCGCGACCGATGGGTCTCCTTCGGCATGGCGCTGCGCCCGCTCGGCCAGGTCGGTTTTGATCTGTGGGCCGAGTGGTCGAAGCGCTCCGAAAAGTTTGACCCGGTTGACCAGATCCGCGTCTGGCGCTCATTCAGGCCCGGCCGCGTCAATTACGAGTCAATCTTCTTCGCGGCGCAGGAGGCGGGGTGGATCAACCCGCTTTCCGCCGGGGCGCCGCCGCCGGCCGTTCCGTTCGAGTCTGTCATTCTGCCATTGCAGCCGACCATCACCACAGCGCCCGCGCACCTGCTCAACCCGCCCGGCATGCTCGGCCAGATCGTGCAGTGGATCGAGGCGACCAGCCGCAAGCCGCAGCCGCAGTTTTCCGTGCAGGCGGCCATCGCCTTCTGCGCCACGGTGATGGGCCGGCGCTACTGCACCAGCCAGCGCAACTGGCCATCCCTCTACCTGCTCAACATCGGCAAGTCGGCATCCGGCAAGGAACACGGCAAGTGGGCGGTCGAGAAACTGCTCGACGCCTGCGGTCTGGGCCACCTGATCGGCCCGTCAAGCTACACCAGCAATTCGGGCGTGCTTTCCGCCCTGATGACCAAGCCCAGCCACCTGACCGTGATTGACGAGTTCGGCAAGGTGCTCGAAGCGGCCAGCATTAAGAATTCCGCCCGCGCAAATTCCGCCCTGACCGCCTTGATGGAAGTCTGGGCGCGCTGCGACGGCACCATGCGCCCGCAGGGTTACAGCACTTTCGGCATGTCCTCGCAGGACGCGGCGAAGATGGAAAAGCGCCAGGTCATCAACCCGGCCCTCACGCTGCTCGGCATGACGACTCCGGAAACCTTCTTTGATACGATCGGCTCGGCTGCAGCACGCGACGGATTCCTCAACCGAATCATCATTGTCGAGTCAGACATTGGCCGTCAAGCGGGGCAGGCTGCCCGCACGTCGCCCATACCTGACACGATCATTGAATGGGCCAAGACGACACACCGGCACGACGGCCTCGCCGACCCGGACATCAACGCCACGCTGGCCGCCGTGCCGCGCATGGTGGGGATACGCGACGACGCGCAGGCAGCATTCGATGCTTTCGAGCGCGAATGCTTGGCCCTGATGGATGCGCACGACGAACACGGCATGGCCGAGATGTTCGGTCGCTGTAACGAAACGGCCATGAAGCTGTCACTGATCGTCGCTGTGGCCTGCAACTGGCAGGCCATTACCGCCGAGCATGCCACCTGGTCAATTGATTACGTGAGACACTACTCATTGCGCACGGTCGAACGGCTGAAAACCAGCGTCGCCGATTCGGAATTCGAGGCGGTAAAGAAACAAGTGCTGGCATTGATTCGCAACGCGGGACCATCCGGCATGACCGAGCGCGAACTAAATAAGTCGTCCAGGAAGCTATCCTGCCTCGATCAGCGCGGGCAAATGAATGTGCTGAACAGCCTGGCCTTTATCGGGGACATTTCGCGCATAAATATGTCTGGACCGTCTGGCAGGGGCAAGCCGCGCACGGCATGGATTGCTATTAACGGGGACAAATCGCCGACAGATGTGTCCCCGATTATAACGCCCTGTTTACGGGCCTTCCAGCATTAACGCCGACAACGCGACAGCATCTATATATCTCCCTGTAGGTCCGTCTACAGAGAGAGAGAGAGAGAGAGAGAGAGAAGTGTCCCCATTAATACTCAAAGCCTTTATCCATGCGGGTTATAACCGGGGACAACCCTGTCGGCGATTTGTCGGCGTTGTCGGCGATTATCGGATACACCCATGATTTCCCAAGCCGGCACCATCGCCGCACCATTCCCGTATTTCGGCGGAAAGTCCGGCGCCTGCGAAACCGTGTGGAAAGCATTCGGCACGGTCGACAACTATGTCGAGCCATTCGCCGGCAGCGCTGCCATGCTGCTCGGGGCGCAGGATGGCGCACGCTTCTGCGATAAAGATTGCCTGGATGATTACGATCGGATGGAAAGAATGACCCATGTCCATCACCGTTGACATTCGCGGAATAAAAGCAGTTCAAGACAGGCTCAACACCGTTCAAGATGGGCTGCGCGGGAAAGTTTTGAGCGCGGCCATAAACAAGACGGCAAGCAAAGCGCAGGCGGAGATTAACCGCCAGATTCGCACCGAGTACGCCGTAACGGCCGACGAGGTACGAAGCGCAATGGCGGTGCTAACGGCAAACCGAAACACGCTAACGGCCCGAATTGACATCTTCGGGTCAAAGTCAAAGCGCGGTCGATCGGCCAACATGATTCGTTTCCTTGCCGTCATTCAGGCTGCTGGTGTGGCCTTCAAGACGCGCCGCGCGGTTGGCGTAAAGCGTGCAGATTTGAAGGCAATAGGGCGTCAGCTTGGATTCAGGATCAAGCGCGGGTCAGGGATAAAACAGATACCTGGCGCGTTCCTTGGCAACAAAGGGCGCACGGTGTTCCAGCGCATAGGCAAGTCACGGCTGCCGATTGAACCAAAGCAGGTAATCGGATTCTCTCAAATGTTCAACAGCCAGAAGATCAGCCGCAGCGTCATGACGAAGATAGACATCGACCTGATAGAAGAAATCGAGCGCGCAATCCGAATGGCGACAGCCAAATGAAAAGGTACTCCCTAGTCATGTGTCATACGGGTACGAAA